CGACTCAACTAACGCCATTGGAATTGTGACCGACCGTGTAGACACACCAGAGGGCATGTTGTTTACAGCCAAAATAAGCAAAACGCAGGCTGGCGACGAGGCTTTAGTTTTGGCAATGGACGGCGTACTTGACTCAGTAAGCGTTGGCGTAAACCCAACCAAGTTCACCACCGCTAAAGACGGCACAATAACTGTGACCGCTGCAGACTGGTTAGAACTCTCAATGGTGCCGGTACCCGCATTTGCTGGCGCAGTCATTACAGACATTGCCGCCAGTATCCACCAAGAACCCGAAAAAGATGATATAGACTTATCCACAGACGAACCTTTAGAAGAGGAAGTAACCGAAATGTCAGAACCAGTAGCACCAGCAGTCGAAGCAACAATTCCGACCGCGCCACTTTTCGCACAAGCAAAACGCCAATTTGTTATGCCAACCGCAGCCGAATACATGGCAGCAATGCACGCTGGCGGCGACACATTCCACAACGTTAACGCTGCATACAAAGAGGCTGTACGTTCACAGCAGACAGCATTGCAAGCAGCTGCAGGCGACGTACTCACCACTGACACGCCGGGCCTTTTGCCAGTGCCAGTGCTTGGGCCAGTCTTTCAAGACCTCAACTTTGTGCGACCAGTTGTAACCGCTTTTGGTGCTCGCTCAATGCCAAACACACCAAGCAAAACCTTTATTCGCCCAACCATTACTACGCACACCAGCGCAGCAACACAAACTGAAGGCTCAGCAGTAAGCGCAACCACAATGGTTATTGCTTCCAACACAGTTACCAAAACAACTGTTGCTGGCCAAGTAACGCTCACCATGCAAGACATGGACTTTACAGACCCGGCTTCAATGAACATCATCTTGAACGACCTTTCTGGCGAGTATCTCATTAAAACAGACGACATTGCGGCTGATGCTTTAGTATCTGGCAAAACTGCTTCAGGCTCAACATGGACTGTCACAGCTGGCGACCCAACCTCGCTTATCAACTCGTTGTATGACGCAGCGCGCGAAATTGCAGAGGACAGCAACTACTTCCCAACACATCTTTGTGTATCACCAGACGTCTGGGAAAAACTTGGCGCTCAGCTTGACAGCAACAAACGACCAGTTTTGGGCTACACCACAAACGGCGTATTGGGACAGAACAGCCTTGGTCGCGTAGGCGGTCTTGGTTATAACTCAATGGACGTAATGGGCCTGACACTTGTTGTAGATAACAACTTTGCAAGCAGCACCATGCTTGTGGTTTACGCACCGGGCTTTGAGATTTACGAAGCACAGCAAGGCGTACTCAGCATTGCAAACCCATCTACCTTGTCTCGCACATTCAGCTACTACGGTTACTTCTCAACCTTTGTGGCTAAGTCGAGTTTCATTCAAGGTATCGTAGTCGCCTAATAAGAAAGGCGGCTACGGCCATGGCTGCATTTACTACAGCTACAAAACAACTGTTGAGCAACTACGCGTGCATTAGCACGCTAGAACCTACAGAAATTGCGCTAGGTCAGAACGTCACTGTCTCTGGTTTAGCCGCGCCGTTTGCTGGCACGTTTAAGGTATTGGATTTGCCGCAATACAAATTCACTGGCATAGACAACACCACTGGCGAGTTTTTGTTTGACGAAAACGACCCGGTACCAAACCAGTTGCTTTACGCATGCACCGGCAGCAATGTCGAGTTTGTAGTCACGTTTGCTGGCACCGTCACGTATACCCAAACTTGCACTTGGGTAACGGCCGCCAACATTGAGGACTGGTTGGGTATCGGGACCGCTAGCGCTTTAGACACAAGCTTCTTAACCCAGTGCGCTTCAGCTTGTAACGCGTTTGCATATCGCCGCAGGCAAGAGGCTGGTTACCACGACTCGCTAACAACTAGCCCTAGTGGTGACGTAACGCTCGGCACCATAATGCTTGGCGGCGCCTATTACAGAAACCGTGGCAGCATTGACCAATTTGCTAGTTTTGGCGACGGTGGCGCGGTAAACGTCACGGGTCTTTCTGGCATGATTAAACAACTGCTTGGCATAGACAGACCACAAGTAGCCTGACGCATGCCTGTCGCCTTTACAGACCTGTTTAACGAGGCCCTAGACGACCTCACGGCAACGCTGACCGCTGTATCTGGTCTGCAAGTGGTTAACGACCCGCGTAACCTCGTGCCGCCATGCGCCTTCATAGACGCGCCAACATTTGAGGCGTTTAACTACAACGTCGTAAAAATGACTTTTCCGGTGCGCGTCATCACGCTGGGGCCTAACAACCTCGACGCGCAACGGTCACTACTAAACCTCGCCAGCAAGGTCTTGGCGGCTAACGTTGGGCTTACGGACGGCCGGCCAACTATCGCCATGATAGGCGGCGCAGACTATCCGGCATACGATTTAACCATTACAATGCAAGCACAGACAGCGTGAAAGGCTAACTATGTTTAAGATTTCAAGCGAACGTTTAGGCAAAATTGGCGATTTCTTTGACGCCGCAGCTGCAGAAAAAGACGGCGTAAACGTACTGGCACTTATTGCCGGCGGTTTCCTGAGCGAGACGTCCACCAAAACCGACCCAAAACCTGCTAAAACAGACACAGAACCAAGCGAGGATTAAACACCATGGCAACTAGCACATATCTTTCTAACCCAGTCGTCACCATTAACTCGGTAGACCTTACAGACCAATGCAGTAGCGCGGTACTTACTCGCGTTATTGAAGCTCTCGAGTCCACAGCGTTTGGCTCAAGCTCGCGTGTTTATACGTCTGGCCTTGAAAACAACACTTTGACTGTGACTCTTTATAATTCTTATGCGGTCACTGAAACTTATGCAACATTAAAAGCCCTTGTTGGTACACAAACCACGGTGACAATTAAGCCAACGTCTGCCGCTACAAGTGCGACAAACCCAGTGCACACTTTGACCGGCACATACCTTGAGACCTTGCCATTAATCAACGGTCAACTTGGCGCGCTTGACACCATTGACATTACCTTTACCGGTGGTGTCTACTCAGTCGCAATCGCTTAACAACCAACCCGAAAGGTAGCCCGACATGCAATTACGGCTCAAAGTACAACGCCAAAACCAAGACGCCTACGAAATAGTCACTAACCTCGCGGTCATTGTCGCGTGGGAAAGGCGCTTTAAGCGTCGAGCCAGTGACCTAGGCGCAGGCGTAGGCATGGAAGATTTAGCCTTTATGGCTTACGACGCCTCAGCCCGCGCCGGCATCATTGTGCCCGGCACGCTTGACCAGTTCATAAACGAGGTTGAGCTGCTCGAGGTTGTAGACAGTGAGCCACAAAGTTTTACAGAGCCGGCACCGTCCGGCGACAATTAGCAGAACTGCTATTGCACACGGGCTGGTGGCCCCCAAGTGTAGACTTTGAGTTACCAGACCTCGCCACCGTTGTTGATATTCTAGAAAGGCAGCGTAAAGAACATGCCAGCCACCGCTAGTTATCAGGTATACGGCATTCAAGAGGCTCTTGCCGAGATAAACAAAGTAGACCGCACGCTACGCCGGCAGATTACTAAAGACATTCAGGCTGGTGCGGGCACTCGACTTGTGACAGCTGCGCGCTCGTTTATCCCTACTAGCCCGCCATTGTCGCGCATGGTTAACGGCAACATGATTAAAGGCCGTGACGGTACCGGCTGGAAACGTGAACGCGTCCTAGCCGGCATACGCACAGTGGTTGGCAAACGTGGTAGCCGCGCCCGTACTGTGACCTTTTCTAACGGCCGTACAGCCGATTTTAAGGCGACACAATACCAACTGCTTGTACTACAGCAAAAAGACGCCGCGGGCGCTATCTGGGACCATGCAGGCATACGTAACGGCGGCCAGTTTGTCACTAACCTTTTGGCTGAAGGCGAACACGTCGGCCCTAAAGCAGCGCCGCGCGCACTAGAACCTGCCGCCAATTCTGTGCTACCAGCTGTAGAAAAAGAAGTAGAAAAGATAGTCGAGCGCGTAATGTCAATAGTCAACCGCAACCTAGTAACGACAAGAGCACGCTAATGGCTATCAACATTCCGATTATTTCAAGTCTTAACACCAAGGGTTTTGACAGCGCCAAAAAAGAGTTTCAGAGCTTGCAAGGCGTTGGCGCTAAGAGCGGGTTTCTATTACAGAAAGCAATGTTGCCGGCTGCAGGCGCAGTTACCGCATTGGCTGGCGGTCTGGTCTTGGCGGCTAAGGCCGCTATCGCAGATGAGCAGAGCACTAAACTTTTAGAAACGCAGCTGCGCGCAACGCTCGGGCCTAACCAAGCACTTGCCGATAGCATGGCCGATTTTGTTGACAAGACCCAGCTAGCCACAGGCGTAGCAGATGACGAACTACGGCCAGCACTTGCCGGGCTAGTCCGTTTTACAAAAGATGCCAGCAAGGCACAAGACCTTTTAACCTTAAGTATCGACGCATCAAAAGCGACCGGTAAGGATTTGGCCGCCGTTTCTACAGCCATTGGGCGTGCGTACGACGGCAACTTTACAAGCCTGAAAAAGTTGGGCATACCGCTCGACGAAAACATAATTAAAACTAAAGACTTTGAGGCAGCACAAAGAGCACTTACCGCACAGTTTGGTGGCGCGGCAGCCGCTAACGCCAACACTTTTGCTGGCCGTATACAGATACTTAGGG